GGCCAAGTGATGTTATCTGGGTCTGACTGAGTAGGTACATCTCTGAGTGCTTGACGATATGTCTTCCAAGCATCAGACATTGTAAGATCACTAACAGCTCTCCAGTCTGTTGCAGCTAGTTTTGCGTTTCTTTGTATTCTTATGTTGACCCATTTGTCTGCAAGTACTTCTGCATCTGTAGGTAGAGACGCATTAAACTCTGCAATCTCCTCATCTGTCATGGCGACTATTACGCCATTTACCATTTTGTTCATTAGCTTTCTTTAAATTTATAAAATAAGATTTGTGTTGTAGGCAAAATTGTATGTCCTGAATACACTCTAAAATTCATTGTTACTGCTGTAGCTGTGTTAGCTGCATAATTAAAAACTTCCCATGCACCATTAGTTCGTCCGGGACACAATCCCCTTCCATACAACCAAGGTCTCGAAACATTTGAAAAGAGCATTTCAAAAGCATATGTATAAGGGTCATAAGTTTCGTTATATAAACTTAATTGGTAAGTGTTTTGGGACTGCGAATAATTTCTATAGTAATGATTAAATCGGTTATAGTGTTGAGAACCGTTAGCATCAATCATTTCTATTGCTGGACCCCCATAACCTGTTACATTTGTACAAAAGTTTTTAGCAACAATCCAATACATACCTTCAGATATTGTCTGTTGTACATTTACTACTGGTGTAGATATAGTTAATTTTGCCTCTAATGTAAGTGCAGCATCACTTGCTGTAAAACTTGATGGAAATCTAGCAGCTGGTATAGTACCAGATGTTAAATTACTAGCATTTAAATTAGTAGTATCAGGCATACTTGGTGTAGCATACTCTAATTGACCTACTTGAGTAGAGCCACTACCAGTTACACTTTTTACTTTTAAAAACTTATCAGTTGTTATTGCATTATCAGGTAATACTAAGGTGTAAGACTGACCAGCACTATGAGGTGGAGATTTTATTTTTACTTGACTATTTGACCCAGAAGTAAGCTGTAAAGTTCCATCTGCACCACCAGCTCCTTTTACTTCAACAACTCCTGTACCATTAGGTGTTAACTTTAAATTTTCGTCACTTTCTAAAGTATTGACTTTTATTTTAGACATTTATCCCTCGTTGTATTTGTACAGCATGAATTGAGATCCAGCTTTTAAGTAATTACCATTATTTTCATAGATTTTTATACCATGTATCATTTTTGTATCCCCATTTGTTCCATATTGATAATCAGTCCATCCAATATAAGAACTGTGTCTGTCCCTCGCCATTGCTCTACAAAACATCCAAGCACGTTGAGTTCGCTGTGAAGTTGCATTTGGATCGCCTGTACAAATAGTTGCTTCAAAACCAAGATGTAGATAACTATCACCAACATAGAGGTTACTAAAATTCATACCATTAGAAGCATCATATGTATCACTATTACCATACTGAAATGAGTAAAGAAGATTAGTTTGTGAGTTACCAGTACTATTTAAAAAGTCTATATATATCTTATTAGTAGTTTGTAGCTCTACATTTTTACAAATGATTTTATACATACTATGTGCGGCTAAATTATTATAAGTTACATTAAAAACATCAGCACTAAGAACAGTATTTTCTATTAGCTGTAATCCACCACCTAAACCTGCTGTATTGTATCGACTAGCTGGCATAGTACCGCTAACTACTTCACTAGCATTTATTTGGTTTGCAATTACTGGTGCTATTGCTTGATAACCTAATTGTCCTACTGCTGTAGATCCACTTCCTGTTATGCTGTCTACATGAAGATATTGATCTTGCGTAGGGCTACTTGTAGGTAAAGTTAATGTATAAGACTGCCCAGAAGAATTACTTGGTGCTTTAAGTTTTACACCATTTCCACTAGCATTAGTTAATTGAAGTGTACCTGAAGAGTCACCGCCTACATTTAAAACACCACTTCCGTTAGGTACAACTTTTAGATTACCGTTAGTTGTTACGGGTTCTATTTCCTTTACGTTTATTTTTGACATTAGCTTTCGTTGAATTTATAAAGTAAGAATGTGGTATTTGCTTCAAAAAATATATTGCCAGCAGAATAACTATGATTATGTGGAGTAATCCTTAATTTGCTTGGTACAGTTGCATCATTAAAATGAGCAAACACTTCGGTTTTTCCATAGTAATTACCGCCAGCTTTTCCGTTGACATACAACCAAGTTCTAGATTGGGTTCTACTATCATTATTGTATGTAACACCGCTTCCAGTAACTAATTCTCCTACGAAATAATGGTGAAGCTGATATTGATTTTGTCCAGAAAAGTATAGTTCAATATTTCCATTACCACTTGTTTCACTTCGGCTGTCGGTATAATACCAGTTATCAACCATTAGGTTAGTACTAAGTATATTTGAACTACTATCTAGATAATGCATTTTTGGATAGGCTGATACACTAACACCATTTGAAAGAGTGTATCCAATACCTTTACCTATAATGTGATATGCACTGTCGCCATCAAGATCAAAATCTACCGCACTTATACTTCCACCACTTGATACTGTAGTTTTGTTGACTAATTGTAATCCTAAACCTCCAGATGCTGGTAAAGCCGGCATTCGAGCTGGCGGAACAGTACCAGATGTAAACCCACTTGCATCTAAATTTACAAGAACTGATGCTGCTGTTGGAGTAACACCAAATTCTAATTCACCTTCATTACCAGTTACACTTTTTACTTTTAAAAATGTATTTGCTGCTATTTGATTTTCTGGTAACTTTGCAGTCCAATCCAAACTTGTTCCCGGAGCTTTTAACTTAACACCATGACTTTGAGCACTGCAATTAAGTTGTAAAGTACCATCATTAGTATCACCTTTAATTTCTAAAGATCCTGTAGACCCACCATGTTTTACTTCTAGATTTTGATTGGTACTTGTTGTTTCTATTTCATCGACTTTTAATTTAGTCATAATTCAAATGTTTATAAAAAATTTATAGAGGAATTATTTGTTACAGTTAAGGTAGTACCAGATGCAATAGTCACTGGACTTATGCCAAGGTAATTATCGTCTGCCGTTGTTGTAAAGTTATTAGTAATTTCGTTATCTGCCTCTAAAAATAACTGTTCACCACCGGAGCCTGTTAACTCTGTTAAACTAAACAAATAGAGTAATTTAGGTAACATAGCTCTAAACTGATACAAATGATATATTGCTTCCGCTTGTCACAGTTAATGTGGCATTAATTGTTAACGGAAGAAGATTCAGATAATTTTTATTTGTTCCTGTTGTAAAGTCTGTACCCATTACATTATCTGACTCTATAAATAGTTCGTCATTACCTCCACCAGTTAAACCTCCTGTTGATGGAAGGTTAGTTAAATTAGCTCCACTTATAGCGGGTAAAGTCGTTGGGAATCTAGCATCAGGTATAGTTCCGGATGTTAAATTAGTTGCACTTAAAGAGGTTAAATCTATAGTGTCAAAACTTAGTACGCCATTTCCATCGGTTTTTAAAAATTGGTTAGCAGTACCATCTACTGGCAAAACAAAGTGAGTAGCCGTATTAATATTATTTGGTGCTTTTAATGAAACACTACCACCATAATTAGTAAATTTTAATTCATTAGTATTAGGTTCCCATGACAACCAATTATTGGTTGTGCCATAGAAATAAGTTCTTCCACCACCTTGTATTTGTATATCTGAACTAGTAGCTGTTTGTAGTGTTAAGTTGCCACTACCGCCGGGATCTATTGTTATGTTTTGACCAAGTGCCGACTCTATGCGATTGTCAGCACCATCATGAAAAATAGATAAATCACTATGAGTTCCAAAATTAGCCTTTACACCATCGCCGTAAATATTGTCACCAGTAAATGTATTACCAGTTGTAGTTGCAAAGTTACCACTAGCTGTTACACCACCTTGCCATGTACCACCGTTATAAACTTTAAGTTCGTCTGAAGTAGTATTAAAGTATAAATCACCTTCTTGTAAACTTGAACTGTCAGCTCTCGCTGATGGATCACTAGAAGCAATCTGATATGTGTCACCAAAAGCATTAATGTCAGTTAAATTAGTTGCAACTGTATTAACGTTTGCTATAGAACCGCCAACATTATTTACATTAGTTATGCTTCCAGCAACTGTATTAATATTGGATGAGTTAGTATTAACTGCATTTACATTGGCTATATTATTTCCAACATTTGCCATAGCTGTTGCGTTACTAGCAACTGTAGTTACCTCTGTAGCTTTAGGTACTAATCTATGAAAAGTATATGTATGTAATGTACTGGTAGATTCTACTAAGAATCCAAAGCCTTGAGCGATTGTACTAGGTACACCAGTAATCGTAATATTTGCATTATTAGCTAAGTTACCATTAGATATAGTAACTGTCGTTCCACTAGGTACTAAATCTGTAGTTGCTGCTTTAATACTTAAAACAGCTGCCTGTCCTGTTGTACCTCCAGGATTTGTATCAGGAAAACTTTGTTCATCGTTGACAATATCGAAACCACCAACTTCATCAACTAAGTCAATAATACGTGCATCAATTGCAGCTGTTGTAGCTACATAAGTATCACTTGCAGACCAAGTTTGTCCACTAGCTATAGTTTCACTACTATCTTGTCTAAAATATAAAGGGTCAAGAGCACCAGCATCTAGCTCGGTCTCGGTATAGTATCTGGTATCTAATTGACCAGCATCTAATTCAGTTTCAGTATAATATCTAGTATCAGCTGCACCGTTTGCTATTTCTGTTTCAGTAAAATATCTATTATCTAAAGCTCCACTAGCTATATGTGCAGTTTGGATACTTCCATCAACATAGTGTTGTGAGTTGATTGCATCATTAGCAATCATTCCTCCAGTAACTGTTCCTGTGTCACCTGTAGTAAGCAAAGTTCCAGTAGCATCAGGTAATGTAATAGTCCTATCAGCTGTTGGATCAGCTACGGTTAATTTTGTTTCGTTTGCATCATCTGTTGCACCTTCAAAAATAATGTCGGCATCTTCTCCTATTTGGAGATCACCAACCATGGTTCCTCCAAGGTTACTCAGATATCTTGCGTTTACTTCTTGTGTTGAATATAAGTTTTGAGTGAAGTTATCGTTTAAATCAGATGACCTGATTGCTGAACCCGCATAAAAGGTTGCATTTAAATCTGAGTCATCTGTTACACGAAATATTTTTATCTTAGCTCCATTGGCTGGTGCAGTATTAAATTGTATTGTGGTGGCATTAGCTAATGTAAATGCAGTTGTTTCGGTGGCATCAATTGAACATTTAACATCAGCTGTCTGTAAATATGGAAATGTAAATGAATAGTTCGTTGTAGAACCATTCCCTAAGTATGAAGTTTGTGTGACAGCCATTGTTCATGGATAATTAGTTTTGCAATAAGTTTCTTATTTGTGTCTCCTTAACATTTCTATTGGTGGTTTGATTTAATATTTTTCTTGCTTCTAGATCTCGTTTTATCTTTTCTTGTATTAGTTTTCTAACCTCTGGATGAGTTTGTATTTTTGCAAAGGCATTTTTTCTGGCTTTATCAAATAAATTTTTAATCATTTTGTTGTGATGATACGCCTTCATAGGATCTATATGCCTTTTATTAGCTCTTAGATCAGCATTCATTTGTTGAACTGATAAAATAATCTTTTTATTTTTAGATAATTTATCTAGTTGCCTCTCTAAGTTTTCCTCACCTATTGCTTTTTGGAACATTGATCTAACATTTGGTGTTTTACTAAAGTCAATGCCATCATATGAATATGTAGAAGATCTTATATCGTAGTTACTATCAAATAAAAGTTTTCTGCCTGGACCTTGATCTAAATTAAACTGAACAGGACTAACTGCATTAAACATACGAGTTGGAAAATCCCAGTCACGTATAGGTTTACCATTTAACATGTCATATTTAGTAGACAATGCCATGTCAGTCATTTCAGTTGGGAACCATAAGTTTCTATTTCGTATTGAGTCACCTATTCCAGAATTAATTTCTTTCATATAAGGATTAATCAACTTACCTAATTCGTTCCTTGCAGAAGACATAGGTATTTGGTTATTAATTAATCCAGCTAAAATTCTTTGTACTCCGCCTTGTTGTCCAGCAAATAAATCAACAAACTGCTGTAGTCCAGCTATATATGATTTACTTGTTAAACCTTGTGCTACTACAACACCTATTCTTTGTAACTGATTTTCACTCCATTCTGGACCCATTAAGTGCATAGCATCCCCAACATCTGCGATGCTAGAAAGTATTAAATTAAATGGTTCAAAAGAATCATAACTAACCCAAGTACCACCTATTTTTATACTTCTAGGTTTCCAACCAGCATCAATCCAAACTTGTCTTTTTCTTCTATCAGCTGGTCCATTACCTGTAAGATTTCCATTCATAAAATGAACACCAGCCATCATCATTATTCCAGAACCAATAGCCACTCTGCCCTTTATTAGTGCTTGGGCGTTAGCAAGTTCATCAGCATTAGTAATTCCATAGTGCCTTACACCTTCGAAGTTATCAGCAGTAGCTTTAAGAATGTCTTTATTTTCTTTAAGTAATCTATTAAATATTGGTAAATGTTTTGCTGTAAGTTCTAGACCATTAACTCCAGTTCTTGCAAATAAAAAGAATGGTTTAGCCCAAGGAGTACTATCAAATACAGCATCAAGTTTTTTAGCAAAACCATTTAGATCAGTAGTTAATGTAACTTCTTTTTTTGCAAATAAAGCAGCATCATCTGTTATGTTTCCGTCAGCATCCATTATCTGACCATAAAATCTATTTTCGTATTCCTTTAATAACTGTGGAGTTATTTCAGTAACCTTACCGGAACTTTGTAAATCCATTGCTTCACGCATGGCTTTTTCTTTACCTTTAGCTCTAGCCATAAGTAATCCAAAAGCGTCATCCGTTGCACCCATTATTTTTGTAGAATAGGTAAAAAAGTTACTGTCGTTCATTGCTCTTACCGCATTAGCAATATTAAATACTGTTTTATCTCCAAAGGTCGCTTTTCCACTATTTTCTATCCAGTCAGTATATAAATTCCATTGCTCATCACCTTTTGTTATGACGTTATATCTAGATTGAATTGTTGCAACATCTCCAGACCAGTAAGCATTTAAATTTTTTTTAAATAATGTATAAGCTTCTGGAATAGATTCAACCATTGCACTAAAACCAGCCATAGCAGCTCTACGAGTTGCACCATCTCCTCTAAGTCCAGCACCTAATGCTGTAGACAATGGACGTAAAAACGCAGCAGTTCCAGTACCCATCATTGCTCTCATTGGAGTTTTAGGACCACTAAGAACACTATTTGAATATACTTTTTGTAACCCTCTTACTAATAAACCGTTTTGTGTACCGCCTTTTTTAAACTCACCACCTAAAACTTTTTTCCTAATGTAATTATCGTAGTCAGTTAAGTTATGAATCTCACCTGACATTGATATAGTTTCGTGGATAGCTCTAAATAAATCATCGTTAGGTGAATCACCAGCAATTTTCATTGCTAGTGAATGAGCATTAACAGACTCATTTACTTGTTCATTAACAGCATCAATAATTGCTCTTCTACTTTCTTTTTGTTTTAAAGGTCGAGCACCTAATTTTCTAAAAGAATTAGATTGAGTCATTTTAGAAAGTTTAATATGAGTTAAACCCGCAATTATTTTGTCATGCATTGCTTTAGCTGGACCGTCTACATCTGCCAAATCAGCTATGTTGTATAACTCTCTATTAGCTATTCCCTGATCTCTAATTTCTTTTAATAAAGAACCAATTACTAAATCAGCAGCGACAATTTGATTAGAGTCCCAAATATCAATACCTTGTAATCTTGCATTTTTTTCTAATGATGACCAAAATTGTTGAGGTGTTAAATCACTTACATTTCTACCTTCATATATCTTTTGTGCTGTGATTATTGCATCTTCCCATATTTCACTTAAAGGTATATCTTGTGCCTTAGCATAAGCTACTTCTTGTTGAACTCTGGCATCACTCATAAAGTTACGCATAACTCCAATAAGCTGCTCTTCTGCTAATCCACTAGATATAGCTGTACGTTCTAATTGAACAGGTGTATATAAAGAATCTGTAGATCCATGTTCAGCCCCATATTCTGTTTTAATTCTTCTTAATTGTCTTCTGACATCATATGGAGAACCATTAGAAGTAGGGGCTGCTTGCCATTTGTTAGCTAGTGGTTTGTTTTTATACGCACCAAATTCTGGACTAGCTAATTGATCTTGAGCTTTTTCAAAAATCTGTCCTCTACGGCTTTCTGCTCGTAAAGCTATTTTTTCTACTTCTTCTGGAATAGCATCTTCGATAATTGGCTTCTTAGTTTTAGGGTCAATCCCTCTAACTTTTTTTACACCTTTACCAATAGCAAGACTTAAGCCATCAAATACCACACCAATTCCCATACCTTCTACAACATTTTTCAATGTCTTCATAGCTGGGTGATCAGTATCTTTTGTGGAAATAGGAGTATCAATAAAGTTAAATCTATCTCTAAGAACTGCAAGACCATTGTCTTCTTGACTGTATTTAGATGTTAAATCTGAAGCAGCACCAATTGCAGCACCACGAACTAATGAACTCCAACCAGCTGTTGCAGCTGCTATACCTGTAGCTTTTGCAGCGGGTACTATTGCAGCTGCCATTGATCCGAAATGAACCAGACCTCGTAAGGCTGATCCCCACCATGTTTTTGTTTCTATGGGGTTTTCATCTTTAACAAACCAATCATCCCATTCTGCTTTGTAGCCTTCTTTAGTTTTACCTTCTTCAACCATTTCACCACTGAACATATCAATGGCTCTTTCTGGAAGAGTGACAACAGAGGAAGCTGTATCTTGTAGTCCACCGCCAACGGCGGCTCCTATTTCTTTAGCTACTCCAACAATGCCTCCTACGTTCTTTTCGTTACGAACATCTTTTAGTTCAGCTTGTGCTTGTACCTCTTCTTCTTCAGCTTGAGTTTGCTGTTCAGCTTCTTTCTGTCTTTTCTTTTTTTCTAATTCTCTGTATTGAGCATCTTGAGCAGCTGATTCAAGTAATGCATCTCTATCTACAGAGTTAGGATCATATCCTGAGTACATTCTATTACCTTAGTAATTTAAAGTTTTCTTCTAACCCGATCTCTATCGAGGTATTCTGTTGCTGGAAATTCAAATTCTTTTCTACCTGTAAAAAAGACTCCAGTTTCAATCCATTGATCACCATCCCATTTAATAAATGTTCCTCTAGGTAATCTTTTCCAATCTCCTATTTGTGGACGCACCATATCTAATTCAGGTGTTACGTAACCCTTTTCTGCTAATTGAGCGTCAACAGCTTCATCTATTAAATAGCCAACTTCGTTGTATGTAATATTGCCATCTTCTTTAAGCAATTCTATTTTTGCTCTCTCTACTCTTTGCTTGTCAGGATGCAACGTCAACAATTCGCTTACACGAACAGGAAGTTTTTCTAATTCTTTATCAGCTTCTGTTTTTATTGGTCCTTCTCCAACTACTTCTAATTGAAAATTAGCAAGTTGAGTAGGAGACAAAGCCATTTTATTAGCTAAATCCTCATATATTTTTGGAACTATTGTTCCACCACTATCTCTATATTGTTTTAAAGCTTCTTCAGTTCCAGGAATTACACTTGTCCTTTCTAGATCTGGATTAAGTCCAAGAGCCGTTTTTGCTAATTCTCTATTTTCTAAAAAAACCTGATTGCTAGATGAAGTCGGAAAAGAATTATAATCACCATCTTTTATCTTTTTTTCTACTTTTTCTATAGCTTTTAAATATGCATTTCTAGGACTACCTTCAGTTCTAATAAAATTTTTATAAAACTCTTGAAGGTCTCTTGTAGCTTGTTGTTTGTTTGCTATCCATGAAGGAGTTTTAGCAACATTAGCTTCAGTAATATCTTTATATGCATTAACAGCAGCAACTATTCTTTCTTTAGATAATTCTTGAAACTCTTGAGGGAGGCTATAATTCTGTGAATCTTTAGCAATGTCTCTCCATGATTCCCAAAGCTCGTAACTATCAATATTGTAAAGATCTTCTTTATATATAGGTTCACCATCTCTAGCTTTTCTCTCTAATCTTTCATTTATATCTTCATCAGCAATATCTTCAGTCGTAACCATATTTACAAGATGATCAGGAAGAGCACCCCATTTGGCATAGTTCCATTTTCTTACAAACTCTTTTGCTTGGTCTCTATCGTATCTTTTACCTTGTTGCCATAACAAGTCCTCTTCATCTTTTATTTTTTGTAGATACTTTTTACCTTCAAATTTATCCTCTTGATCTCTGTTTTCAAATCTGGTACGTGCATCTTCTTTTCTTAATTCTACAACTTCTTGATACCAAATTTTATCTCGATCTTTCCATAATACATTTGGTTGATCAGTAGTAGGAAGGTTCATTAATTCGTCAAATACGACATTTGAAAATACATCCGTATTAGTTAAATCACCTTTAAGATAATTTTCACCTTTATACCCACCTTTTAAACGAGTACCATCTGGTAAAAAACTTTTCATATAACCAGCTACAAGTCTGTAAAAAGAGTCTTTATCTTTATTTTGGTAAAAATTATTACGCAAAACTGCAACCATATCCTGACTATCTACATAATCTTTACCTCTTTGTGCATTAGCTATTAGTCTTCTGCTGGCAGCACCCATTTTTTGTAAAGTTGGATTCAAGAAATCTGAACTATAACCATATAGGTTATTCGTTTGTAAAAATTCCTTTCTACCTTTTTCTAAAGCTTCCTGTACTTCATGCGGTTGTATAGCTCCAGAATCTCTTACATAATCTTCTATCCAAAATGTAAAAGCATCACCAGCTGCTTCAGCTCGATACTTAGCAGATCCATATTCCCACCAAGCACTATTTCTTTTTACGTTGTTTACAACATTAACTGGTGAACCTTGTTTCCATAAGGCTTCTCCAATATCTTGTATATCTAAGTGTTGCTCATAAAGTTTATTGCTACCTTCTACTTGATCTACAAAAGATTCGCTAGGTAAACCTTCCATGGCAGCTTGATTATATCCAGCCTGCATTTGGTTTTTTTTCCATTTCTCATGGAATTGACCTAAGCTTTTTGTAAGAGTTTCACTAAATTGCATGAGGTCTTCCGCTTTTCTGCGGTCCTCTTCTGCAAGCATTTTATAGCTTTGCTCTTCAATCTTTTGATTAGTTTTAATAGCTTGGACTCTATTTTCGTAAGAACGGTCTTCAACAAAAGAATAATTCTTTGATCTTTGTTCCTCTTCTTTATTTAATTTTCTTTCTAGTTGACGTTCAGACTTATCTGCTCGTTTATCTAGTGCATCTTTTTGCTCTTCTAAAGCTCGGATTTTCCTATTGTCTTCCTCTTGCTGTTTTCTTATTTCAGCATCACTTGGTCCAAATTGCTGAAAGCTAGTAGGACGAGCGTACCCTTGATAACTACTTGCCATTGTTTTTAAATTTTAAAATTATTATTGAGTCCAATTAATATTTAGACCATCTGCCAAACTTGAATAATTTCCTCCTAAACCACTAGTCCAATCAACACCAGAAAAATCTCCACCTCCTCCAGTATAGTTGTAGTTTGCTAAACCACCTAAATCTCCATACTTTTCAAAAAGAGTAGTAGGTGCAGGGCTTGCACTAGCTAAAGAACCTAAAATACCCGCACCTAAATTAGCCCAAGATCCTGTGTATGTAGCCATTGCTCCTTTAATAGGTTCTGGACCAAAATCAAAATCTTCTAATTCTCTTGGTAACTCATATTCAGTTATTAAAGTTTTAAGAGGTCTTGGAGGAACTGGTAAGGTTTCAGGAGGACTCATTAAGTTTGCATCAGCATTTTTATCTGCTATTGCTTTCTGTAAATCTATATTTAAATTTGCAGCTCTAGTATTAGTTTGAGCACTCATTAATGATTCTGCTAACGCAGATTGTGTTCTACCTAATTCAGCTATTGTAGATTGAACTACTTTACCAGCTGTTCTACCACTGCCACCTTTAACTATAGCTTCACCTTTAGATGCCATTTGTTTTAATATTGCATCTTGATTTTCAAATATTAATTTCTGTGTTGTTTCTCGTAATGCTCTTTGTTGACTTTGTTTTGCAAGTGTTGAACCAATTTCATTAAAAGCTCTTTTTTGTTTATGTAATTCTTTAGATTTTAAGAACTGAGCATTTAAAGATTTTTGCTTCATATTCCTAATTTGCATTCCATAGTTATAGGAATCTAAAGAATTTTGATCTTTATATGAAGCTAGTCTTATTTCATCTGCTTGCTTTTTTTTAATATTTCGTACAGCTTCATCCCAATCAGCTTGAGATTTCTCTTTGGTCATTTCAAACAGCTGAGTGCTGTACTGATATTGCTTTTCGACCATCTCATTGTGCCTTGCATTAGCAGCACTCTGAGCTGATTTTTGTCCAGCAAAACCTAATATTGCACTACCTACTCCTAAAACAGTTTGCCATGGCATATTTATGTCCTCCTATAAAAACGTGGTGTGTAATGTCCTTCCCACATCATTGAATTTAGAGAGACAGGATATGGTGAGTCATTAAAAATTCTTAATTGGAAATTCTTTGATCTTTGATGTATTGGAATTGTAAATACTGACTGATCTTCAAGCGGTACATCATCCGCTAAATAAAAGTCAGCTTCTTGAATTGGATTTAAGCTATACCATTCATCTGTATAAATAATAATTGCATCTCCACTAGCTGGAGCTGTAGTAAATCTAATTTCTGTATCATTTAAAAAAGTAAAAGCTGTCGTAACAACATTATTTATTTTTATTTTTATTTCATCTCTATCTATATTATTTATATCCCCTTTAGTCCAGTTGTAATCTGTAGTAGATCCATCTCCTGTATAAGATCTTGAACCAGATAACCTACCTTTTTGAAATAATTTAAATGACATAAGACCTGATAAACCTACAGCAAATTTCATTCTTGAAATTACTAATGAAGCAGTAAAATCACTTCTAGTTCCAGCCTCATTTAATTGCATGTAGAGCTTAGGTAAAACAATATCAAAATCATATTTAAAACCTACAATCACATTACTTGCAACACTGGTTAGATCTTGATTAGGTACTTTAAAATAAGCATTAGATCCATCTATTACATATTCAGGTGTCATAGTAAAACCTGATTGAACAAATGTACCGGCAGCTGTACTACCAGAAATAACTAATACTGGAGTTAAGGTATTTAAATCCGACCATTGTGTCAGGTTATAAGGTAAATAACATTTACTAAATTTTCCAGCTGAATCGTATGTAACTGAGCTAGCAGTCGCATACAAATCCATACATGGATTAACTTTTTGACCTTGGTTATTAACTATAATTGCTTGTTCTGGACTCTGACTTAAAGCAGCTTGAAGTAAGACAGCATTGTTGTTTAAAAAACATACTGCATACATATCATCTTCATCGATAGCTGTAGTTTGCACAGTTCCTGGAAGTTCCCAATTAAACCAAGACTCCATTAAATTTTGTTCGCCATCATTATATGTTCTAAAGAAATAAATATAATTTGATGAATTACCACTTAATGTAAGTAATTTGTTTTGAACACTGGTATTTAAACTGGTCACATTAGCTGGTATCCATTCTTTAACAACTCTGCTTGTGTCTAAAATTACGGGTTGTTGCTGAACACCTCTTGGAGCCATTGAAAAAACTCTGGTATAACTAGGAGTTTTAGTAAGAAAATTTATAATATCTCCAGTTTGTACAGGATTAATAACAGGGTCCATTTCATAGTTACTAATACTCTTAATAACCGTCAAACCTGGAGTTAATACCCCAGTATCAGAAAACATTAGAAATTGCTCTTTACCACTAAACAGGAATAATCCAGCAGCAGTAGGTATAACTGCATGTAATGCAGCTGGTCTTATAGATGAACAACTTAAATCAACAGGGTCTGCTTGAGTAATTATTTGTGCAGAAGTATGGTAAAAATTAAAAAAATCTCCAGCCTTACTCATAGAAACATTATCAGTTGCTAAAAATCCAAGTCTGTTGTTGTAGAAAAAGGCATCTTGTATTTCTTTACCTACAAAACTAGGATGACTATTAGTCGAATCATCACCTACTAATCTTTCTTTATAATCCATTCTTCTAAAAACGAATGAATTTGGAACGTTATTAATTAATTCATGCGGCATTGTTGAAACATCTAATCCTGAAGAAACACTTGGATCTCTTCCTTCTTCCCAATGTCCTCTACCTGAAATACCATCGTCAGCTTCAAACTTTGCAAAATACGTATCAGCTGAAGAATTTGTATTTAATATTTTTACTACATGGTTATGAAATGCCTGTGCTGGTAGCTGTGAAACATTATCCACTTGATCTTGAAACACTGCTAATTTGTTATTAGCTGCACCACCTTTACATGTAATAGTGAAAGCAGTTCTTGTACCACTTACTTCTCTTTCAATCTGTAGTCCACCAAGAAATTTGGTAACGACTACACCTGATATACCAAAACTATCAATACCATTTTTAAGGGTATTTAATAAGCCATCATAAGTTTCTGAGGAACTTGTAGTGGTACTAAAAGTTTGATCAGATGCACCTCCTCCCGCATTCATCGTTACTGAATATGTTGAAGAAATTGCAGTATCTGTAAGAATTAATGTAGCTCTCGTATTTGCAATAAACGTAGGATCAGGTACTTTAGCAACAGTCTTTGCTATGTTAGTGACTATTGTAGTGTCCTGAATTGTTGTAAGTTTATATTTATTTATTGGTAACAGCTGGTCTAAATATGTTTGACAAGATGTGCCACTATAACTGGTATAACTTACAGTACATGCGGTTCCATCAGCTGCGTTCCAAATATAAATACTTCCATCTGTATTACCTACTTTTTTAGTTACGCATCCTACATATTTTTCATCTTCATCTCTAGCAATAAAAAACCATTTTGCATTTTCTAATGTTGTTTTAGATAAATTATTGCCACTTGTATCTTGTAAGGTTTGTAAAAATTTAAATCCTGGACGTTTAGTTAAACCAAAAGTAGGATCAGGAAAACCATTCAGACACTCACGAACTTGACCAGGAAGTTTTTTATCGTCAGTTTGTCTGGATACGCCACCTAGAAAATTGTTAATTCGTTGAGTAACTGAAGCCATTATCGTATTAAAGCTGTGTGAGGTTTGTAGCTGTTATATTTGCTGTTATTACTTGTAGTACCAAAGAATGTATAGTCACCTTGATTGCATTCATATTCAACTGCCATAGCTCTCATATAAGACTCTTTTTGTTGAAGCATTTTATATTGAGTACTATCTCCAATAATTCTGGTTGAAGTTATCCCAGCAGCTCTAGCTGTTATGTAATCCTTTATAGGTTGGGGTAAATCTACCCAGTCAAAAAACCAAGTAACATCGCATTCGACACTACCATCTGTAAATTTATAAGTATGATTTTGTTTGTCATACAATTTCCCATTTCTTCTAACAACATCTTTAGTTGCATTAGCAGAGTTCTCTGTTAAATCTATTTGTAAGATATTGTTTGGTATTAGTATTTCGTTATTTGTGTCAGGTGTAAATTCGTAGTGGGATTCCTTATTAAAACTCCAGCCTTCAGATTGGATTTCTCTAGATACTTCTAATAAAGTACTATATGCAATCGCAACGTCAGGGTTGGTTTGATCCAAAGTGGTCGCTGGAGCTTGACCACAAGACGCTAATATTTGGTTTACTGCTGGCAGTTCAGTAACTGCGTTAGTGGTAGGAAAAGCCATATTTATAAATAAAAAAAGGGGTCCGAAGACCCCATTAAACGTTTTTAGAATGCAGAAGGAGCAGAAGCACCAACATATAATTCTACAGCCGCAGCTGGGTTTAAGTAATCAGCACCCATTGCAAGACGACCTAAGATAACATCACCCTGATAAATCACGGATACGTCACCTGAAGTTACTTGAACTTGAGGACCGATTGCTTCAACACAACCAGCAGCTTCTTTCTGGAATATCAAACCACATGAAGAGGCTCCTAACTCAGAGTTAGTACCGTAGTCGTTTTTAATTCCTGTTTCTGAACCAGAAGCATCTTCTGGAGTAGGTCCAACAAAAGAACCTAAATTTGAAGGAGCAGTTTCTCCTGTTGTGCCGCCATAAGCAACACCATATTTGCCAAGGAATGGAATATTCATTGACTTGTAGATCTTGATACCAGCGATCTCGATAACTCCGTTACCACCTTGTAAAGCAGTACCTTGTGAGTCACGGTTCACTAGACCATTAGATCCAACAGCTTGGATTAAGCTGTAATATTGTCTTGGGTTAAGAACACCAATTCTTCCGTCACCAGAAACGCCTTTCTCATCCATTGCCGCAGCAGCGTCATAGAAAGCATTTACTAAGTTAGCAGAAGCATAAGCATCAGAATCGTTAGTTGTTGCACCAACTCTGATTTGTGTTCCACCGGGTTCTACAAAGTTAGACTTTGTAATTGGTGAGGCAGCTCTTGCTCCCCTTGTTATTGCACGGAATACAAGTCTGTCATATTTTTCAGCAAGTGCGAAACCAATCTTCCTTGAGATTTCTGATCTTAAATCATAGTGAGCAAGTGTCTCATCAAGTTCGTAGACAAATGCTGAACTAATTAAGAGTTCATCACAAGTAATTGTTTTCTCAGCTACTGGAGGGGTTCCATCGGAGTTTCCGAGGATACTATTTCCAGGAGTGTGGAACTCAGCACCAGTGCGACCTGTGTAAATGAACTGCATACTCTGACCGTTGGTTAGTGTACGCTTCATTACAAGATCTCTAGCAATTGTTTCGTGCTGGAATCCTTTAAACATCTCTCCTGAGAACAGCTTTAAGTAAAGGGCGCGTCTATCTCCAGCACTATTACTAGCACCTGGCATAGTAACGCTGGATTGCATCCCTGTAGACTGTTGAGCCATTTTTCAGTTAAAAATTGAAGGTATATATTGTCGTCTTCACGCGTGAAAAGTTGCGAGACTTATGCGTCTCAATAATGTTTGTGGTCTATCCCACCGTCTAGACGGCTGATTGGTATCCTCCTTAGAGGGCAAAAAGCCAAATTGAAAAGAGATCCGACTCTGAGGTGTCTCTTCTCTCATGTGATATAGAACGTGTAAACCTTCTATAAAACAAAAAAGAGCCATAACCGAAACGGTTACAGCCCATAATGAATTAAGTTTCACTTAAACAATTCTTGTGTAAGCAACGCCACGATATACGAAAGTAACTTTCATGGTTATCTCCATATACTAAGCCCCGTTCCATGCTTAGTTCTCATGCGTCCCCGAAGGGATGAACGGACGTCGTGGTTATTCAGTAACAGTTTCTTCTACTGTTTCAGTTACTTTCTTTTTATAGCGTCCCTTATTGTCACGCTTTTTTGCCACTGGTTTTGTTTCTTCTTCTACTACTTCTATAGGATTATTTCTACCTGTTGTAGATTTCCAGTGTCTTACATTTACGGTCATATTAAAAAGAAGGTTCTCCTTCTGGTTCTGTGTATTGAGCTTCTAATTTCTCTTTAGTTTCTTTCAAATCGTCAGATTTCTTTTCTGGTTCTAAAGAGTAAGGACTAACTCCAGCCCTCATTGTTGAATTTTGATGTGACATATTGTTCCAATGACGTATAACGCCGGCAATAATAAAACAATTAGTTATTAGGTAACTAATGAAAATGAAAGTACGTGTGATAGCAATGATGTTGTCATAAGATCTAGTCTTATTATCTTCAAAGCTACCAAGCGCATACTTCCATATAGTCCAAATTTTTTTAGCCAATTATGGGGGCTGTTAATGCAACTTCTGTTGACTCAGTTGAAGCTAAGTCAAGTGGGAAGTTGTGTGCATTTCTCTCGTGCATTACTTCCATACCCAAAGACTGTCTGTTAAGAACATCAGCCCAAGTAGGAATTACATTTCCACTAGCATCAACTACTGATTGGTTAAAGTTAAAACCATTTAAGTTAAATGCCATTGTGCAGATTCCCATGGATGTTAGCCATATGCCAATAACCGGGAAAGCACCAAGAAAGAAATGAAGAGAACGAGAATTATTGAAAGACGCATATTGAAAAATTAGTCTACCGAAATAGCCGTGAGCTGCAACGATGTTATATGTCTCTTCGTCTTGACCAAATTTATAGCCATAGTTCTGTGATACCTCGTCTGTTGTTTCCTTAATAATTGAGGAAGTAACCAAGCTTCCGTGCATAGCAGCGAAAAGAGATCCACCGAATACCCCAGCAACACCGAGCATGTGGAACGGATGCATAAGGATATTGTGTTCTGCTTGGAATACGAACATGAAGTTAAAAGTACCAGAAATACCAAGAGGCATACCATCACTGAAACTCCCCTGTCCGAAAGGGTACACGAGAAAAACCGCTAGTGCAGCAGACACTGGAGCCATGTAAGCAACAAAGATCCAAGGTCTCATACCTAAACGGTAAGATAGTTCCCATTGTCTCCCTGCATATGCAGCCACTCCAATGAGAAAGTGGAATATTATCAACTGATATGGTCCGCCGTTGTATAACCACTCGTCTAGCGTAGCAGCCTCCCATATAGGATAGAAATGTAGTCCGATTGCATTTGAGGAGGGGACGACAGCTCCTGATATTATATTGTTTCCGTACAATAAAGAACCTGATACTGGTTCACGTATGCCATCGATGTCCACTGGAGGAGCAGCGATAAAGGCGAGAATAAAACATGTGGTGGCAGCTAGTAAGCAAGGTATCATTAGTACTCCAAACCAACCTACATAAAGGCGGTTGTTTGTACTTGTTACCCAGTCACAAAACTTTTCCCAATTGGTTGTAGTGTCTCTTTGTAATGAGATTGCAGCCATGTGATTAATTAATTTAAATGAATGTGGTCGCATTCCTCTTCCACTTTGGAGAGGAAAAAAGAGATGAGGTCCATCTTATTCTTAAGAGGGATATCCTCATCAAGTATCAATTTGTATCTTGCTTCGAGAAAATCAAAGCAACTCATCTTCCACTTATAAGGATTAGAAGATGCCTGGGATGATATCACCGGTAAGCACGTAAGCACCAACGGCAGCAACAAAGCCAAGCATGGCAAAGCGTCCATTAGTTTCTTCGGCAACATGCCATTGGTCATTGTCGTGGTTGTGATTAGTCATAATTCTTGGGGGTGTTTCGTTTGGATAAATGTTTAAAAGTTTGTCCGTCATTTCTTTTTGGGTGGTCTTCCTTTTTTAGTTCCGTAAGTTCCTTTTCCTTTTGGCATAATTAAAATTCGATATTTGAACGTGCTAGTTTTTGTTGTATCTCTTGTCTATAGGCTGGGTCTTGATCATATTTAGGATCACTCATAGCTTCTACAACTTGAGCTTGACTCTTAAATACATTCCCAGATTCTTTAGGTGCTTTACCTGTAACCATTTCACCAAGTTTTCCTGATGCTTCTTGGTAGCGATAAGCTAAGGCTTGAACTGCAAAGTATGCAGCCAAGGGATTTCCTTGCTCCATTACTTTGTCGTACATTTTTATTTCACCTTCTCTTAAATTTTGATTAGCCCATTGGAGCATATTGTCATAATTTTTTTCACCACCAACTACACCTTTTAATCCAGTAATATCTTCTTGACTTAGTGCTTTAGGAGCAGTATTTTTTCCAGCAACTTCTTGTCTATATTTCAAATGCATTTGAGCAAGCTCAGTTGCCTTCATCTCAGTTAACTGTTTTAAAGTTTCAGGTTTAAATTTTTCACCAGAACTTGCTTCATCCCAAAGTTGATCAAGAATATTACTTGCTTCTTTAGGTTCTTCTTTAGGTTCTTCTTTATTTGCTTCAGGTTTTTCTTCCGCTTTTTCTTGAGAACCTAACTTTTTTTCTAATTCTATGTATGCTTTTTCTAATTGTTCAGCATTCTCATATTTGCCAGCAAGACGTTGGTCTTGGGCTTCCACAAGTTTCTCACCTACTTCTAAAGATTCTTGTTCTTGTGGACTTAATTCACCAGCTGGAGTTTCCTCTGGTGTCATAGTTAATGTTTCGCTCATTATGTTTGTTGGGTTGGATCTAGTTGTCTAGCTAGTTGTGGATTCTTAGATGGATCAGCCATTGGTGTTTTCATACGTTCCGTCTGTTGTTGTTGTTGCATCATGGCTTGCTCACGTTGCATTGCTTGCTGTCTTTCTTGTTGGATTTCTTGCATACTTCTTACAAGATTTAAGACTTCAATACCTTGTGCTGCTGCCAATCTTTTAATAACTTCTTCTGGATTAATATGTTGCATTATTGCTTCTGGACCCATTGTCTGAGCAATAGTCCCTAAGAACTGAGAAAGGCTTTCTCTATCTTGTCCTCTACCTAGTGCATTTATACCCGCAACTATAGTTGGTTTGACAACATCCTTTGGTAATCTGGGGATCTGTCCTGATTTTTGAAACACATTTAGTTTTCTATTTAGATATGGAATTAATAGTTCTACAGTTAACAAGCTGAATAGCCCACCTAGCTGTTGTTCTAATTCCATCTGTGTCATACGTACTTCTTCAGCAGTAGTACGTTCAGACTGTCTAACATTAAGTATTAAAAATGCTTCGTTTAATCTTTTTTCAAGTTGCAATGCCATGTTATATGCAGTACCAAAGTCGGCTGTTTTACCTACTTGAACTACACCAATATCGTCTGGTCTTCCTTGAATAATTGCACCGTTTCCAGCAGAAGCTAGTGACGATGGTTTTGTTGTGGAAGATGGGCTAACTGTAAAAACTACTTTTGCAGCAGCTGCACTACCTTCTACAAGAGCTTGGGATAAAGCATCTAAAGATTTTAAGTCACCCATAAATTGACCGACTCTTCCTCTTCCATAATCTTCACCATCAACAGCATTGAACCTTAGTGCTATCCATGGATTAGCATCTATTGGAGCTTTACCGTGTGACTTAGGAAGTACATAATCATGAACTTCTTGATGCCAGATAACTCTGTTGTTGTCTCTTGTTATGTGTGTATAAATATCACACTCTTCAGTGTCTTCCATTTGATCTTCCTCGTTAGCGTACTTAACAAGGACTTCTTCAGGAAGCTCATCGTAAATTAATTTTTTAGCAATTGATTCTTTTGTAACTATTTCAATCACATTGCCGTTGCCGTCTCGTTCTATGACGTAGCGATTAAGAGGATATAACTTAAGATTCTCTTTACCCATAAATAGTAAAGCGTTGCCAGCTACAACCAAATGCTTTAAAGCTTGATGTACTACAACACGATCACTTGATGCAGCGATTGCTTCAAGGATTGTTTTTTCTATTTTTGCAAAAGATAAATCTAATTCTGACTTTACTTCTGGACCAAAGCTTTCTCCTAGTTGAGTATCGTCTACCTGTAATTTAAAAAAGCTGGTTTGAACGGGTAGCAGAGCTAACATCAATTTTGATGCCAGAGTAACTACACCTTTCGCTCCAACACTTTGCCAAGGTTGAGGTAGATTTCTCATCCCTTTAGAGTATTCTTCATGTCCACGAATTAAATAAGGCAGTGTTAAATCAGCTGCTTGTTTAGCTTCGTCTAGAAATTGAGCACGTTCTGATGACAAATAGTCATACCTAGATTTTGCTGTCATTTTCTTATAAGTTTAGTGATGATATTTTCAAGCCGTCTCTACCAAAGCTACCTGTTGCTCCTAAAGTTATTAATTCCTCTTCATCATCAGCAGCTGAAACCCCAGTAACAGTAGCTCCAGTAACATTTCCAGGATCTCCATATGCAGCTTGTATTCTCATTTGTTCTTGAGCACGTAAAGCCTCTTCATTCATTATCCTCATTTGATCTTGATAACTTGCCATTGCTGAGTTCATTACTGAAAGCTGACTATTAAAACCAGCCTGTTGATTACCTAAAGCAGCTGATAATTGTGTAGCGTAACTATCTGCTTGACCAGACAATGCGTTTTCTAGTTGAGTTTGAAAACCAGTATTTTGATCAGCTAAAGCTTGAGCTAACAGTGCGTCAAAGTCAGTTGCTGTTGTTTCACCTTCTCCAGTGCCTTCACCTTCTCCAGTGCCTTCAATTGTATTCTCCTCATCACCAATACCAATTACTGTATCTTCAATACCGTCACCATCTTGATCATTTATTACTGAACCACTATCCTCGCCATCACCAATTCTTTCAAAATCTTCATCTTCATCGGCTACTGGATTCTCTTGTTCAGCTGGTGGGGACCAAGAACCTTGCATATAACCCATAGCATCATGGACTTGCTCCAAAGTTTCATATTTATCTATACCCATAGCTTGAGCAGCTTCCGCATAGCCAACGTCATTCATGTACTGATCAAAGTTAATAACTTCAACAGCTCCGCCAACTGCTGCATATTTTGCATTTTTGCCCCAATTATGGTCAATACCATAAGTTGTAAGAGTTCTACCAGTAGTATCTTGATCTGTATAATCAGCTGCTGATAGCCACTTAGTAAAATAGTCTTTCCCTCTACTTAAGGTTGCGCTTGCTCCATAACCCGCATCATAACCAATAACATCTTTTCTTTGCCCTGCAAATTTTTTGTGGTTTTTAGATTTCCATTCACCACCATAATAATATGTACCCGCAGAATCGGATGAAGCGTCATACATACTTATATGATCATAACCTGAAGCACCTTTATGATATGCTTGGTCATCCCAACCACCAGATAAGATTCCATAGTGATGACCTGAATAACCTAAGTGACCTTCAGTATCTGTATGTTCAGGACCATGATAAATTGATTGCCCATGTTTATTGTAGGAGGTGGCATAATTCCAATATTTTTGTAATGACATTATTTATTTTCCTTTAATCTATTTGTGTACCACTCAATAACTGAGCGTTGTCCAGCTCTAAACATAATACGAGCAAGATCTTCTTTTGGGTGAGGGTTTGTTGGTGGAAATGTTTCCTCCATTTCATTAAGGAGGGATTCAACAGTTGGACCTATTAAAGGTTCAAGCATATTGAGGGAGGTTGGTGTTTGCATGTTCGAAAAACGCTGGCATTCTTCCAGCTTTAGTAGAATTTAATTCTGGTGCTTTACCTTCATACATCAAACGATCACTAGCATCGAGCCAAAATTTTTTGCTCAAATATTTATCGTCATGTATTTGATTTAACGGTTGCATGATCCAGTTAATTGTTGCCTTCCTTAGTTTGTCTAAAGAAGGACTTGCTGTAAGACCAAGCTCTGCACATACCAAACTATTAGTTGCTACATGTATTTGCTCATCTCTAGATATATCTGCACTTACTGTTCTTAAACCAGCATCACCATTAAAACGGAAGAAAGGCAGTATTACAAAAAAGATTGCTCTTTCTATTACCAATGCTTTCAGTATTGTGTGATCTGGATGTGCTATCCATGCGTCACGTAGGCGTAATGCCTCGGCTTCAGCTTTATCATCTACGCCTATTGCGTTAGCGATATATCCAAGTGCTAAATCATGGTTGTCTTCGTCTTTTATGTTTGATTCCAAAAGTTCTCTACTTTTCTGAGGAATCTCAGAGAGTGAATCAGATACAAACGAGCCAACTGGACATTCCATGTTGCGTATTGACAGACAACGGAAGATGGCTTCTTCTGCACCATATTTAAGTTTTCCTTTAGTGGTTTGGACAGGTGTCCATTTTCTTTTTCTATTTAATAATTTTTCGTAGGGGTTCATTGTTGACAGTCGCAATTAATTTCTTCAGGTTTATTGCCTATTATGTCTGCCAAGTAATCTTCAACTTCTGACTGATCTAATGCAGCATATGCATCAGATTTATCTTGAGTGTCGCCCATTACTTGTAAGGAATAATAGAGCGAAGTTTGTGGACTCTTTAGCCACTCTTCGATAAATGCTTCATCGTAAGTCACCATATCACTCCAAGAATTGAAGCTATAGCCATGAAGCAAACCAGTTCTAGATAGCATGATCATTATTTCATCAGCTACCTTTTTATAATTCTCCCATCCTACTTCGGATGCGATTTCTACGTTGCCATATTTAACTCGTTCTACCCCAAACTCACCACTATCTCTGTCAACTGTACGTGATATAGGAGGTGCGATCTCAGGAGTTGCTGTGTAGCCATTGAGATCTCTACTTCTATAAGAACAACTAGCCGTTGGAGCTATAGCAAATGCTCTAACCATGTTGTTCTCTCTTGCTATGTTTGCTGCTTCTTGTACGCCCAGAAAAAGCTCGCGTGCAGCTAATCCCGCGTAGCCTTCGTAGGTCTCAGCATCATTAGTTGCTTGAAGAGCTTCGCCAAACTGAGCGTAGGTTATTTTGTTATTTGCTAAAAAGTTGGCTAGACCTAAGAGTCCGAATCCAACTTGCCTATCGATATCTGGCGCAAGATATTCTCCAGACTTGTCAATCCCTGTCCCACTGTGGAGCTTACACAAATCTGACATGCCTTCACGCATACCTTTTCGTAGGTCGCCGATACGACAGGCAGACATATTAAGGTGTTGTAGGAGGCACGTTCCGCGTGAGGGCAAGTAAACCTCAAGACAGACGTTGCTCCAGATTCTAATTCCGTCATCATCATATTTTATTTTATTGAGCCAGATGTCTCCTCTAGCAATTCCTCGTATAATGCTTTCCTTTGTTTCAGTACTTGCTTCAGCCCAGAGGGATTCGGTGAGGTCAACACATCGCTTAACCCATGGGAGTTCGTGTCTGGGGACTTGCACGAAGTCAATAATATCGGCGTGATTAATGTCAAGGTGAAGAACACACGCGCCATTGCGGTATGTTCCACCGCGT